CAGCGTTTAGCCCCACAATGGCAGAGGCGTTGGAAGCCCAAGTAGTCGAGCAAAAGCCCAAAGAATCGAAGTTACTTGCCAAGTTCGAGAATCACCACAAGTTGAGTGACCACGAACTAATAGCCTTACTGAAAGCAGTAGGGTTTGAAGGCAAAGCACTACGAGAAGCATGGGCGATTGCGAAGAAAGAATCAACAGGTAGACCGCTCGCACATAATGGGAACGCCTCAACAGGCGACAACTCATACGGCTTGTTTCAGATAAACATGCTAGGAGAGTTGGGTGAAGACAGACGAGCGAAGTTTGGATTGGATTCCAATGCCGAACTGCTAAACCCTGTGGTTAATGCTCAAATCGCTTATCACATGAGCGGTGGCGGCAAAGATTGGAGTGCATGGAAGGGAATAACAACGCGAACCAAAGAATGGATAGCGAAGTTCCCGGAGAGCAAGCCAAAGCCAAAGCAATAGCAAAAGGCAAAGGCAAAAACTAAATAGGTAAAGCAATAGGTAAAGGCTTAGAAAGAGAAGTCATACCAAAAGCAATACCAAAAGAGAAAGCCCCCTTAATTGGGGGCTTTTTCCTTTGCAGCGTTTAAGAGTTTGTAATTAGTTTTACTTCACAGGCATCTGTTGTGCAATACGCCTCACCAATGGCATCAGACGCCAATCCTGCATACACACCACTAAAATCAATTGGGAAGATGTCCATGGTTGCATCGTTATACAACTCTTCATCTATCTGTGTGTAAGGCATCTGCGGATAGACATGGTTGCCACTTGGTAAGAACGATACGGTCTTTAATTGTCCGTCGTACATGTGCAACACAGTTCCAATAGCAGAGCCTTCCTTCTCAGGGTCGAATGACACAGTTACAGATACAGAGTTGTCTGACCAATATCTCTGTGCTGTAGCAGCAAGTGCCATCTTCTCGTAGATAGAAACTTCTTTCTCAGAACGAATAGCATTTGACTTTACAGGGAAGAAGACAACAGAAGTCGTATCAGGAGATTCATTTGCGGGCTCAACTTTATAGTTCGCCATCTTGAACAACGGCAACATTGGGTCGTTATTTGCAAAACGAATAGCACGCATAAAGTATTGACCACCAACAGACCAGTGAACTCCGGGGGATTCACCTGCAAGAATGGAGACTGTTCCACTTGGCTTTACAGTTGTAGTCTTAATTGACTCACGAATGCCTAGCCACTCTGAGTATGCCTTGTCATAAGTTTGGATTACAGAGTAGCCCTTGTCCATCCACTCACGAAGAGTTGGTAAACCCTTGTTATCTGCAAAATTTGCAACGCCAGATATAGAAGTTCCAATACGGCGATTGCGCTGCATGATTGCATTAGTCTCTTCCCAGTGAGTAGGAAGAAGCGTTACAGTCTTTGCATAGAGATATGCAAACTTTAGAGTGCGTAAGAAGTCTTCAAGATTCTCGTGGCGATTTAGATACGTCTCTACCAATGTGCAGCACTCATACGATTCAAGTGACTGTTCAGCACATGGGTTGTAACCAACGGCACGCCAGTCCTTGTTGTTCTCTGGGTCAGCAAGACGGCCATACTTACGAGTTACATCCATCCAGATAACACCGGGCTCACCGTTTCTAGCAATACCCTCAACGATTGGTGCTAGGTCTTGACCAACGGATACCTCAACAGAGTTGTTAGACATCCAGCCATGAGCCATACGCTCTGGGTATTTCTCATAGTTCTTTAGGTTTAGAAACTCTTGGTCATCAAGTCTTCCCATAAGCAATTCAGCAGAACGGCGAACATTTCCAGAAACAACACAGACACCAATCATGTTGCCAATATCTGCAATGTCTCTGCGAGTTAACTTCTGACCTGAACGACCATTGAACATATTTCGAATAAGGTCGTGCAGTTTGATTAACGGGTCTGGTCCTGCTGCGGTTCCACCGAACGTCTTAATCGGTTCGCCTGCTGGACGGATTGCTTCATAATTGAATACTGGATTTTTCGAATCTGGTCGTAGGTAGGCATTGATGAGGGCTGCGGTTGATTCGACCCAACCCTCTCTGGTGTCTGGGATGTCATAAGGTTGTTCTCCTTGTGGTGCGTAGATAGTGAAGTCTTTGTCTGCGCCCTTATCGTCAAAGCCAACACCAACTCCCAACATTGAGGCTTCCATAAGGAAGGCGAAGGGCTTTGCTGGGTCTGTCTTTGTCATTGACCCAGTTGATACGAATGCACAGTTTTGTAATGCTGCAGAATTTCTTTGGACATTTACAAGCGGTGTGCCCATGACCCACAGTCCTCGTCCAGGAGGTGTCCACTTCAAATTAAACAGGCGGTCAAATGCCTCCTTTGCAGAGGCTGCTGCCTTGGCATCAGACCAAGGTAAGCGTTGGCTTTTAGCATGGTCTTTCTGTAATGAATACATGCCATTGATGACGCGTTCGCATACATCAACCCATGTCTCCTTACGACCATTCTCCATCAACCGCGAATAGGTACGCAGAAAGGTGATTTCACCTACCGAGTTACCACCAGCATCTCGATAGCCGAATGGAGCCTTCTTGTCCTTGTACTGAGAGACAAACTCTTCTGCCAATTTAAATGAAAACATATCCCTACCATTTCATAGATTTGTTAAATACCCCTCAAAGGGATGCATATTCTGATGGGTCGAAACCTATCATGCACTTGCTAACTTGGTTGAATACCTACTGCAAAACTTCAGGGTGAACCCTGTTTCGTAACCTGATAACTTCTGTTATCAGATACTACTCTTCAATAGATTCAGAGATAATCTTTGTAACAGTGTCTTCTTTGAGGGTCTCTGGTAACTCTCTTAGGGCTTGGGCGCGGTCTCCAAAGATGGCTGAAAGCACTCCACCAGCGCTCTGTCGTTGTGCTGTAATCTGGATAAATTCTTTGTTGGATTCCATTTCTTTGACTTGATTGACCAACTTAAATAGTCGGTCTATCTCCTGTGAGACGTTAGGGTCTGCATATCCGCCATTCATTTCTTCGGCAAAACGCATGAATGCCACACGCTGGCCTTGCATCTCAATTATGGCTGTGAGCAGGGCTTTTAACTGTTCCTTGGTCTTTACTTCGACAGGAAGATTGAATGCACAAGAATTACTAGGCTTAAAGGCAGGGCAATTAGCAGCCACAAAGCAAGTGTTGCACTGACGAATTGAACCGCTCTGCGTTTGAACGACGGGTACATCTTTGAGGACATCTCTTCCATTCTCATCCGTTTCTACTACAGTCTTTACATTAAACCCGAAGACAGGCAAGTTTTGCATCTCTTCAGGGGCTCTTTGTACCACTTCAGAACGCTCCACTTTCCTCCCTTCTGCTCCACTGTTATCAGAAAGGTACCCCTCCAATTCCATCAAACCGGACATAAGGGGCGTATCGCTGTTATCAGATACTTCTTCAGTTTTGCCACCCTCAATAAGATGTAAATCGGGTCTCTTCTTATCCATTGACTCTTCCAATCGTAGGTATGACCACACGGCAACCCTAGTGGCTTCAAGGGTACTATCGTTAACAAACTCTGAATAGTCCAGTCCTGCGCCTTCTACAATTGCCTTGTAGCGAGGTCTTGCTTGGTCTTTCATCTTCTTTGGATATCTAACTAATTTGGTTCCATCCCAGATGATTGTTTCGCCTCTTCTCATGGGCGATAGCCATGACAATGTGCTGGCTGTAGCAAATGGTATCTGTCTTAGGTTGTCTGGCTTGGCACATCCAAGAGCGTGGTACTTAGTTCCAAACTGTCTCTGGTAGGCCCGCGTAATACCGGCTAAGTTAGTTACTGATTCAATCTCTTCATTGGGTATTGCAACATTTTGGAATTGCTCAGAGAGTTCTTTTAGGTTCTGTATTCCATACTCTGAATGCCAGATGACCCATAACTTAGGGTCATTACTGAAAAAGGAACGTTGTTGAGCGACCCATTCTTTGCCCAGAATCTGCGAGTCAAACTCTTGAAACGCTGTAGCCCTATCTGCGTTGTTAACCAAGAACTCCTGATAGTCGGCGGCCAAGTCAGTGAGTTCTGTTTTGGACAGACCGGCTTTGTCCGCTTGTGAGGCTCCTGACTCAATGTAAACTTTTGCAGAGTTATCAAAATGTTCAGATATGAGCCAAATCTTTGTTTTAGGCAGTCCCCTCTTGCGTAGACCCCAATAGTTGAGCCCCATCGACTCAATGTTCATGCCCTCAAGAAGGGTACGGTTACTGCCTACTTCTGTTCCAGAAAATATAAGCATTAGTCATCCCAGAGTTGTTCGTCTCGTGGCTGTGACGCTAGTTTGGATTTGGCAATATTAACTTTTGTAATTGAATTTTCTATGTCTGACCACTTGCGAACTTTGCTTGGAGCATCTGGTCTGTGCTCAACTGGCAAGTAACTTGGGTTACTCACCAGTAACGTAGCAATACCTTGCTCCATAACCCACGCACACATAGAGGGGTCAGAGTCAACATACAGTTCTACAGGTGCCTTCTTACGACTCAATGTGAACTGACGCTTCTTCAAATCTTCGCCCGCTAACTCAACAGAGTTATCTAGCAGGTCATCGAAGCCTATGATTCCGTGCGAATTTAACCAATGTTTTGCATTGGCAGAGTCATTTTTTGTAATGAGGGCGACGCGGTGAGCATTGTTCAATGCGTAATAGACCAGTACTCCTGTGCGATTTGGTTCTCCAGATTCCGCCCTAAGTACCCCGTCTAATGAAAGGATTATATTCAAGTTACTCCTTTAAACTGCTCTTTACTAATTGCTCTGTGTATCTTAAATCCTTTGGTTGCTTTTATTACTGTGTGAGTTGTTTCTGATGGTTTGCTTTTCCATTTTGACAAGTCATCTCGTGTAGTCTTATAGGCGTCTTTCTCATCTACAGGACTAACTTCGTATAGATTAGAACCATACTCTGATGCAAGAGTAGGGTCTGTAGTTGCATAAGCATAATGAAAATTGCGTGGAGAAACTATGTCTCCTTCTTGAAACTCATGTTCACTAGCATGGTATAACTTGCCCCTTACCTTATCAACAATGTCACTCATTCTTTAACCCTATAAGTCGCTGCTCTACGAATAAGCGTTTGTGTATCAGGCAACTCTACGCCGTAAGTCTCTTCAGCCTGTCTGCCTTCGTAGTCCTTTAAATAGTCATGCATTCTACGAAGCGCTGGAACAGTTCCATATTTCTTACCGGCCTGCCAACGATAGTTATAAAAATCATCATAGCCTTTGCCAAATTCAGAAAATGCAAGTTTACGAGAACGATGAATGTCTTCAAATAACATTGCACCATGTTGCAATGCCTGCTGTAACTTGAACTCAGCATTACGACGTGCAGCATCATTAGGAGCAGACTGGATGTCGGTTAGAGCACGTGAATACCGTGTAACAATATCGGCAGCCATAGAGCGGTCCTGCTGTACAGCCTTCTCCCATGCTGGGTTATTTGGAGCAGAAGTTCTACGTGGGAACACGGTCCATTCATTATGCTTTAAGTCATATGCAGCATAAGGATGAATAGTTCTAATGTCTGTAGCACCAGGATTTACATAGAAAGTAACTTCAAATCCATGCCAGTTAGTTGTCTCTGGTTGTAGATATTCTCTGAAATCTTCATTTAGCATCTTGCTAATTTCTACATCAGATAGACCTACATATTCAGGATGTGCTCTGCGGAACTGAATGTAGTCAACGCCAATTAAAACATCCATATCACCTGGGTCGCGGTGGGCTGCCCACTGATAAGAGACGGCAGAACCTGCAATCCAAGCATGAGCCCAAAGGTCTGGGTGTCGGTAATTTTCATTCAAGAAACCAAATAGAAGTTGAAGAATGCCGTTACGCACCCAGCCCTTGAGAACTGTGCCAGTAAAGAGTTGTGGGTCTAACTCTTCTTCAGGTTGGGAGAAATAGGACGTAGAGCCGCGTTGAATCTCAACAGGCTCATCTAGACCTAACTGGCGTTCCATGCACCTAGTCTATGTCTATTTAGGCTTTGGGTGTATCTATGCCTCTATCGCCTAATGCAGAAAGCAATCTTTGGCGCAGTTCTTTTGCACCATCCGTTGGCTGTAAATTTGCAATAACTGTCTTTGCTACCCGGTCAGCCAACATCATACTTTCTATATCTTGACTAATTTCTTTGCACGATTGATAGATATCAAAGGTAGATGCGGTTCTAACAAGCCTGTTTATCTCATCAGCAGGCTCAACAGTAGTTGATAACGACCCATCAGTATTAGAGGTTATCGTGAAACTAAATATGGCACTAGGAACAAAGTCAAGTGGTCTTCCTAAATCTTCCCAAGCCTTCTCTTTTTCAACAGGGTCAGTTATTGGTTCCATTAAATCATTCCCATCAGTTTCTGTTTACGTTGTGCTACGCCTATCGCTACAGGACAAAAGTCACACAGGTAAGTCTTAACTCCTGGAGCGTTTTCATAACTCTCAAGACCTTCTTTACGGCGTTCTTTAATTGTATTTGGAATGAGCATCTTGTCAGAATGATGCCAATCGTTACAGCCATCTTTTGGTTTGTTATGAACTTTGTAGCACTTCATTGCATCTTCCATAAAGGTAGAGCGAGTGTCATAGAAGGTATCGTCAATCTCAGCCAAACCTTTTGAACCACCCTGCTTTATCTGGCGTATTGCATCTCTGCGAGTTTCTGGGTCTTGCCAAGCCTTTACAGGAATATCAACAAACAGATTGCCTTTGTGAGGTTCTCCAGAGTCGAATACATGTCGCTCGCAAGCAACTGCAAGTAGGTAGTCTTGGTCTGCAGGACCTTCAAAAGGCGGTAATTCTTCTAACGAGTCACATACCCAGCAATGTAGGAGACGAAAAGTCTCTTTCTTTTCTACTGGCTTAGAACCGATTAAAGGAACGTTACTCATTATTGCCTATCGTGTAACCAAGTAACTATTGCATACTTAGTTCCTGTTTTTACTGGATGAGCGATATGTCTAAAGGCATAATTGGCAGGGAATATAGCCAACAATCCAGTAGTTGGTTTTATAGTTATTCCTTGATTAACAAACTCAATTTCTCCACCTGTGTAGTCTTCATTTAAGTAAAGAATTGGAGATACACTTCTTTTTGTTCCGGTACCGCCATCGTAATGGGCTTTGTATTCTTCTCCAGTTTGGTATTTCAAAAGATTTATGCCTTCATTCCAATAAAGTTGTTCTTCAATACCAAATAATTGTCTGTAAGAAGACACAGCCGAAAATACAATGTTAAAAAACATATTATTTATTAATCTAAACTCTTCATTTAAGTAACCAAAATCAGTCAAAGACAAATGTTTATTTGTTCTTTTAGAGTTATGGGCTTCATTTAATGTTGTTGCATTTTTAAATGGCAAATTTAAAGTCTTATCTTCGGTAACCCAATCAATTGTTTTTATCGTTTCTGCTGGGTCTGGCCATACATTTTTGTATAAAGCGATGCAACCGCCTACTATTTCGGTTGGTTCAATAGAAAATGGTGGAATGTACATTGTGCTCCTTATGCTGCGACGGTTACTTTGCGATGACCTTGGTCATGCCCCAATCTATCAGTTCTTTTGAGGGAGTATCCACAGCAGGATTTCCCCTTTTTTTTATTTACTTTTAAATTCTTTTTCATAGCCTTCCCATTGCGACGGTTTGCGTTCCTGTCGCCTCCTCCTTTTCCGCCTTTTCTTGCCACTAGTCTTGTGGGTTAATCCAAGAATGAAGATTATGCCCCTCAACAATAGCAGATGCTGGAGCATGCTTCTCTCCACGGTATGAGATACCTTCTGGAAGTTTAATCTTTGCGTCATTCTTTCCACGATTAACGGCAGAGATTGCACGCTTACACGGTCCTACCATAGAAGTAGGAACTGGTGGATAATGATTGCCTTGTAAATGCCAAGTCAACGCTTTTTCAAGAGAAATTTTTCCTTTGCCTTTACCTGTCATTCCTGCAAATTCTTCAGCCTGCATTCTTCCCATGTCTACTCCCTTGCGCTGTTATGCGCATCTGCAAAGTGCGCATTAATTGAACGACGAATTCCACCCTGTAAACGAGAGGTAGTTCTGCTGTACTTGACATCAGGCACAACCCAACCCTTTTCGCCATACCAGGCTACTGGAGTGTTGTAAGACTTGACTACATAAGATGGGTTTTGAGAGCGCATAGCCTCAGCGTGCTCTTGTGGCAAATGTCCTGTTTCAGTGCCAACTTCGGCAATTGAACCGCCACGACTGCTTGGGCCTACGAAAGATTCTCTTGCAGCAACTGCTTCACCAAGATTTTTATGAGTAACTCTTCTAGCCATAATTACTTACCTGGATTTACCTTGTTTGGGTATTCAGAGGTAATAAATCCATATCCATAAAATGGATGTAGAGACTGACGATTAGCCTCAGTTGCTGAGGTATTCATCGCATTCTCTTCTGTATCTGGGCGAACTTTACGGTACTTACCATCTGTCGCTCCATCATTGAGAGACTTGTTCATTGAGCGTGATGAGTTAACGGCCATTATTAGTCATCTCCTCTTTCCATTCGGTATTTTCTTGGGTCATAGGAATAATTTTTGTTTTTTGCTCTTTCAGCAACTAACGCTGGTGGAAGTGGGTCCGGAAGATTGGGAAAATTCTTACGTAATGCAACAATTTCTGGGTCATTTTCATTATAACCATGTCTTCTACCATCATCAGGAGTTTGTGCTTGACGAGTTCCCCTGTTTGCTTCTTCACTAATGCTTTTGTTTCTTGGAGCCATATTCCAGTCATCAGTGTGTGGTAAATCTTTTCCTGTAGGATTTTTTCTAGTTGAACCACTTGAACTAAGACCTGTGCCCCAGTCATCAAAAGTATTTTCTACAGGCTGTGACTTAGGCTTATTACGCCTACGGTCATTGAAGAAAATCATTGCATTAATTCCTTTGCTCTTTTCAACCGTTTGGCTGTGGTACAGCCAGTACAGTGACCCTGGTTGGCTAGAAATTCTACAGGGTTTATAACCATTCCACAGGTCGGACAAGAGGAAGACCCGTTATACATAGTCAGGTTATCTGCCACCTGTTTAGCCTGTAACTCCATCGTTAGGGCGCCATCGCCGTCATCAGCCATTATTTCTCCTTAAACTGTGAGTTACTTAGGTTTCTTAATTGAGCGTTAAATCTTTGAGAATTTGGGACTTTCTTGGACTTTTTAGGCAGCCTAAAATAGTCGGTTCCACCACGGTCTACGTAGTTACCAGGAGACACGCTTTCTCCAAATGCCCGATTCTTAGGTTGGTCATCGCCAAAAGAGCCTACTGCAGTCTTCATTAAAAGGTACCCCAATTCGTTCCAGCCATGCCTTCCCTAATGTTTTGCTCACTAATTCCCGGAGTACTAGTATCAGGACCAGCACTATATTGATTACTACTTAAGTTGCGGTTTACATTCCTTTTTTGAGTTTTCAACGCCTTAAGAAGTTTTGGGTTATTAACAAACTCTTTAGGCTTTGACTGACCTTTATCAAGAAACTTTTTTATGTTATTCGCCAAAAGTCTCCGCCTCCTCCACCGGTAAAGCCTCCAGTCATACCGCCACCTCTCATACCTGAGCCAGCACCAGTGCCACCTAGTGCTGTTAATCTTGTTCCTCCTGCGTTTGTTGCTGTATTTCCTCTAAGTCCACCACCGCTAATCGGTCTTACAGGACTATGTTTAATAGGCTGTTCTTTTATTCCTCCAGTAATACCTGATAACCCTGCAATATGAGAAGGTCTGTCTCCCATACTTGGAGTTGATTGTTGACCTATAAGACGAGTTACATTAGGAGATGAATCTATAGACTTATCAATAGTATTGCTATATGTAAACTTCATACTAGGAGCAGAGGTTTTAGGAAGTCTTCCAAATTGAGAATAAGAGTTAATTCCCATTACTCACTTCCTAACGTGTTCCTAGAAGCACCAGTGTATCCTGCAGGACTTCCTGAGTACCAGGAAATACGAGGTTCCACGTAATTTCTGTCAACAGTAACGACATCATCTATGCCTACAGCACGACGGTCATAGCCAAAACGGTCTGGAAACAGACGAATCTGTGGCAATGGAGGGCGAACCATTGCAGATATCTCTGTTCCAGGAATTGTTGCGACCATAAGAGCCTGTTGTGTTAGGCGTTCCATATTTGATGCCCAAGGCCCGTTGTACTGCCAACGCTTTGCTATTTGGTCAGGCTGTACAGGTGCTCGCCAGGGTTTTGTATAATCGTATACGCCATCATACTTTTGCGTCATATCGCACCTCTATGTGCTACCCACGTTATTGCTTGCGTCTTGTTAGGAACCTCAATATCAAGTTTTTGTGACGCAACTTTATACGAATCAACAAAATGGTCGTATCTAGATTTAGCACTAAGACCTAAATCTTCGCTCATCTTTCCTGGAGTCCAGTTTAAATCTCTAGAACCTCCAGTACCAACAAAAGGTCTTCCCATAGCAATGTCGTAAGCGTGACGGTCAATAGTGACATGCTCCGGATTGCTTGGGTCATGTATGTTTTCAAAAAAACTGCGAACTTTGTGACCACCTAATACATCTCGTGGATTTTCACCAGCCTGAATTCTTTGCGCCTTTTCAACATTCTTTCTAATAAGAGAACTTGGAGAATCACCAGTCTTTACCAATTGATGAGCGTATGCAACGTTCTTATTCCAATCGGTAAGAGGAGACAGTGCAGCAATAATTCCTGCTCCTTTAGTTACATCTCCGCCACCAACACGTTTTGCTTCTTCGTGTGCTTTTTCGTACCACTCAGAACCGCCTTTGAGAAGGTCTTTAGTGGCTTCAGCATGCTTTTTTACAATGTTTTCTACGTGAGCATCAAACTGTTGTCTTGCTAAATTTTTATCAAAACGACCATGCTCGTTAACTCCAAAATAAGCCATTATCGCCACGCAGGTTTCAGATAAGCCAACATATTTTGGCGACGTACATCAATTTGACCAGGAGCATCAGACACCATATTTGATTTACCATCATTAACAAGATGTGGAGCAGGGGTCAACTGTGTCTGAGGCGCAAAACGTGCTGCACGATAAACAGTTGCACCACGGCTACCATCTGGAACCGCACGCATCTGGCGCATGATTCCCATATCTGGAGTGAACTCTTGAGGCCAGAAGTACATGGATGGCTCAATGCGTTCACCCTTGTGAACACCACGTTGATAAGCCTTCTGATTTACACGTGACTTGACACTATCAAGTAGCCTGTCATCACGACGTGAACGAATCGTTCCTAAATAACCATCTGGATACTCTGCAGAAGGAACACGACCAACACCAATACGCAGAGCGTCCATAGTGTCATGGGCTACAGGAGTACCGGCACCACCTTGATTGTTATACCCGTAGAACCCACCAGCACCAAGTGATTGCCAGTTCTGACTGGCTGAAAAGTTATTGGAACCAGTAGGCATTATCCCCTCCTGGCTTTAATCTCGGCTACATCTTTGTCCATTTCAGAAAGAAGTGCTTCGCGTTTTTTCTTGGACAGTTTGCTACGAGATTTCCATTGCTCCTCTTTTTTACCGTAAGATTCAGCAACCATTTCGGCTGAAGGATTATTACGTCTAAATCCTTTGTCATCCTCAAATCTAGTAGGCAATGTTTTACCTGCTCCTGCTGCATAAATACCTAATTGATTTTGATTCATCCCTCTGCGTAATCCTTCAGATAAAGATGAAACTCGGTCAGAAATATCTATGTATGTCTTTCCACTATCAGTGTCAGTCCAAATACCTTGATGAACATTTTCTTTTTCTTTTTGAGTAGGCATACGAACAGTGCCATGCTCTGTTGGAAATGTATTAAGGGCGATGTCTTTTGTTGTTACAAAATGACCAGCAGCAGCCTCAACATCAAATGGCTTGTTTGATATTTCTTCAACACCACCACCTGCTGTTGGCGGAACACGAGGGTCACGTGATACATAATACCCACCACGTTTTCCCTTCTTTCCAGTTAAATACTCACGTGATGCTCCACCACTTTGAGCAAATTGTGCGTGACTTAATACAGGACGGTTGTTGCTCATTTTTCGGCCTTCCTGTAAGAATCAGGAATTGCGGAACTAGAGTCATCGTCAAAACTATAAGTAGAACCAGCACTGCGCTTTGAATATGGAAGAGGTCGTCCACCACCCATATCGCGGGTACGCCAAGCAGTACGCTGTTCATACGTTCCACGAGTTGCAGACCCGTATGAAACTGGTGACTCTATATCGGGTGTGACTGGCTTTACAATGCTGTCGTCATCATCCCCGAACTGTGCATAAGAACGAGGTTGTCTTGGCATTATTAGTAAGTCTGAACTCCGTAGTTAAAGTCTGCAGATTGACGTCCTCGTACTGAAGGAATCATCTTTGCATTTGCTAGTGTCGCTGAGGCTTCAGCAGAATGAACTGCAGGAAACTTAGAGCCAACAACATAACGTGCTCCCATTCGCTCAGACTGTGCTGCATTACCTGCAGGAACATTCTTGCGATTTGCTTTTCCACCAGCAGTTGGGTCGCCAGCCTGCTTATTGCCCTTTGGCATTAACTTACCCTTTAGTGGTTTTGCACTTACGTTTGTTACGCCTGAGTAGTCCATACCTACATAACGACGTGGACTTGCTGCGTGAGCAGCAGATGCTAGAACTTCTTCTGGGGTATCAATACTTCTGTTTTTCATATTACCTGCCGATTCTGAGTGGCTTGCGGAAATGCCCATGCGACGACGCATTGCATGACCCATATCTGACCAATCTGCCATAAATGACTCCCTTGCTTACTCCAAGGATAAGCCTGTTTTAGTTCGCTGTAATGGCGAATACGATGGCGCTTATCTCTCCATCGCGGCTTTCAATCGTGGTAAAGCCTGGTTTGCAGGTTAAGTCCATGCCACGAGGAGCAACATAGCCACGAGAGATAGCGATTGCTTTGACTGCTTGATTTACTGCACCAGCACCTACGGCACGAAGTTTTACTTCATGCTTTTCGTAGATTGCATGAGCGATTGCTGAAGCAACCGATTGAGGATTAGAGCCAGCGCTAACGCGAAGAAACGGCTCTTCAGTAGTAACTATTGGTTCTTGTGTAGACACGTCTTTTAGTCCTTTGGTTCCGATGTAGTGCCACTCCTAGGGCTAAATGGTAAGACTAATCTCGTGCTTGGTCTCGGTATTTGGGGTCTTTCATTTGTTCTACTACAGCCTGCTCTACCTTATCTTTATAGATACCTGCTGCCAGTCTAGCCAGGGCATAAGAATCAGCGGCATTGTCGTCATTGAACTCTACGCCCCATCGTTTATACATTTGTAGCAGCATCTCCTGCTTCTTGGCATTTCCTTTGCCTGCTGCATATTTCTTTAAAGTCATAGGAGGAACCAATACTGGAAATCTGGTCTCTTTATCAAAATAATCATACATAGTGAGTTTTACAAGGGCGGATAATTCACCAAGTACAAGAGCAGAATGGCTTGCAAGTACCGTGCCCTCCATTGCAATGTTTTCAATAGAGTGTTTTTCAGAAACGTAATCCAGATGGTCAAATAAAAATTGACGTATATCTACAAGTCTTTCAATGCCAAAGTATGGAGACTTGTATACCCACGTCATATATTTAGATGAGTCATTGATTTGAAGAGCGGTAAAAGCAAACCCAGTTAACGATTGGTCGATACCTATTGCTACTGATGTGTCGTTATCTAAACCACCATCAAACGACTTTGTTGGCACGGCGTTCTCTTTCAGTAATGACCATGTCTACAGTTCCAAGATACCCAGCGCCGTCTACCAAGTTATCCCTCTTATGCTTGTAAACTTCTCTTGCAATCTTTACCCATGCCATAGCAAGTCCAACCTGCTCTTCAGTGATATCAATTCCAAAAATTACTTCCCAACCCTTTTTAATTCGTTCAAAGTTATCCAGTGGATGGTCGTATGAAGAGTTGCGTTCATTATTTATTAGTTGGTGTGCTTCAGGAAGTATTGGTTCGGTCATACGTATTCCCTTCGTGGTCCGCCAGCAGTTCTACGAGTTATCTCTCTTGATACAAGAGTGATGTCTCGTTCTTGGTTATTAAGCATCATCTCTAGAATCTTACGACGAGCATACCGCTCTTCAAAGACTTCTTCTAATTTCATAACTTCATCATCTATAGCAATCTGAGCCCTGATTAGAGTTACCTTGTCGCCCTTTGTAGCGTTTCCCATTTTCTCTACTGTTAGTCGGTTAACTTTTAAATCTAATGCTCGTTGAGCGGCTCTCTCATTTAATTGAGCCTCAGCAAGTTGTGACGAAGTGTAGTCCGCCCATCCAGTAAGAATGGTAAACAATTCCGCCAACTGCTCACTGCTTAAAGACGTAATGTCTGGAGGCAGAGGTGTTAGTGCATAACTTGGCTTTGGAACTAATGCTGATGGGTCTACGGAATCAAGTCGCATTGTTTACATCCGTCCTCTGACACATTGCATTTGGGAATCTTATCGGCTTCTACAGCATCGACTACCTTCTTTGCTGCATTAAAAATTCTTTCTACAATGTCAAAGTTTGCTTTAACTACAAACTCTTTATAACTCTGGTCTGCTTTGAGTTCGTAAATAAATACGATTTCTTTGGGCGCATCTTCACCAAACTGACGGCGAGCCAATTCAAGATACATCTGTCCCTGCAAAAGATGTCCACGAAATGGTCTGCGAATATTGCCCCAAGCCTTGGTAACGTCATATCCAGCATCAGCAAGAAGGTCGGGAGCCTCAAACCTAAGAGTTCCTGCACCAATAGATTTAATCTCTATCAAGCAATCTTCTCCAAGACCCTTTATCCAACCATCAGCATGCCCGTGAATACGGAGAGACTCATCTTTTAAGGGCACTTCTTTATACTCAAATACTGACGTTCCAGTATTAATTTCAGAACTTAATCCCCATTCGCGTAAGTTGTCTGTTTCTGAATACCACATTCCATAAAGAACTCCCATTTCATTAAATCTATCTTGCCATTTTGCATGTATAGCGTGTCCTTCATCAAAGATGTTCTGCAGTCTAAGACCAGGCTTCTCCTTCTTTGCTTCTCCGCCTTTTAATAAATAAAAAGCATATCTGTGACACCAATCATCTTTGATTATTTCTGAAGGATGTAGTACATCTGTTCTACGGTCACTTGGTGGCTTGAGCATCAAATGACGCTCTACATCACCTAGAAGTCTAGTTTCAGTCTTCTTGGCATCCAAGAACTTCTTTAGGTCTTTCGACGCTTGAACTGGCATCACACTTCCTTACTAAGGATAAATTCTTCTAGGGTTATTTTTTTCTTTTTGTATTTCTTTTGCCACTTTCTTACTAATGCATTTCTTTCACGGTGAGAGAGACCTCCCCATATTCCATGTGGTTCGTCTCTTGAGATTGCATCCCATAAACATTCTTTTCTAACAGGGCAGTGGTTCTTTCCAGTCTCACCAAAACAGAATGCTTTTGCTTTTTCAGCAATAATCTTGTATTGCTCTTTATCTCTAGGTGGGTAGAAGAGGTCAGTGTCTTCTCCTGAACATCTCGCTTGGTATCTCCAAGCGTAGTCTGGTTCTTCCATGTATTAGGCATCCTTTAGTTTCTCCCTCATCTCGATGAAGTCATCCTCGGTGAGAATGACATAGTTTTCCCCATCAAGATGAATACCAAAGACTGGCATTCGTCCTTCAAGGATTGCCTCTCTTACGTTTTTCTTTATTGCTTCGGACTTTAGAGTGAATTGTTTTTTACCAGTCCACTTATGTTCAATCAATAGGTCAGTTGACCGAACATCGCCCTTTCTTGCCCAAAGAGCCCCAGATGCAGCATTTCGCTTACCGCCAATTTTCTTAGCGATTCGCTTTTCGTGCTTCTGAGACTCCTTTTGCCCTTTACTCCTCAAGTTCTATTTTGCCTTCCTCGTATCCCTTTAGCAATTTGGGAACTACAAAGAAGAGTGTCTCTCTCCAGAAACAGCGATTGCAACCACAGAATGGCTCACCCGACAATGT